ATCGGTTTTACAACCTGTTATAATTTTTAGTTTGTGGTTAGGGTTTGCCAAGCTGGATAAAAGAGCGGACGCAGTAGCCAAATTAATTGCCATCGCAGAACCACTTCCTTTTGATATAGATCTAAATGTTCCTCAACCCGTTGTCCTGGCTTCATTGTATCACTCGGTTGAGGAGGCTTTAGCCGTTTACAAAGATGTTATAACATATTTAGAGGAACTGGAAATCCCTTCAGTAGAAACTATACTAGAAGAAACTGGAGAACAATTAAAAGAAACTTTCATTGACCCAGTAACGGAAGCATCCCACGACTTTCAAACAGCATTAAAGGAGTGTACCCACAGCGCACGAAAGGTTCCAACTATAGGTCTCAAATTACTTGCGATACAAGCTTGTATGCTCGCAAAAGGATTTAGTCTTAGTACTGGTTATATCAAGGACAAATTATTTTAATGACTGATCTAACTTTTGCTCTGATCTGGATTCTGTCATTTTTTCTTTACCTGGGGATCTATACCTGGCATATCCCGCTTAGGACCCAGAAAAAAATAGAGTCCTGGTTAATGTCCTCCGAAAGTGACGAAACTTTACTATCTTCCCTGGATGTGATCACTAAAAAGATTAGAGAACAGATGTTAATCGATTTTGAGGAATTTATGCTGCCTCAAGCGCGCGAGAGTTTTCAAAAGTTTTGGAGCGGAGCCATGGGAGCAGCTGCTAAAGAATTGAAAAACTCGGAAGAAGGAACGGAACTTTCTCTTTTGCATAGTATTACCTCTGATCTAAGTGGACAGCCCTGGTATATTCAAGCGTTGGGCTCCAAATTGTTACCAATCATCACCGACGCGGCCAAAAAGCAACCAGGAAGCGGCGAAAAGCAGATTTTGGGCATGGGCTTGCAGAAATAAGCAAACGTAAACCAAAAAAACGCACGATATAGGGGATGTTTCACGTGTAACAGAGCTCTAGGGGTTTCTTTTGGCGGCCATTTTTTGATAACACCCCTATTTCCACTCGAAATTTATTAATTCGTAAGAAGAAGAAGAAGAAGAAGAAGAAGAATAATAATCCGTCGTACCTAGTAAAAAGGACATAGTACAGTACAGAAGAGCCTAGAACAGTTAGGTTAATATAGTGTTACCCATTCTGTAACCTGTGGAAACAAACTTAGATGATGTCAAATGCTTACATTGCGGACACATTGGTTTGACCAGTCATAATCATTGTAAAAGGTGTTATGGAGATCATAAGGTGGTGATTGAATGAACAAAAACGAGAAAAAGGCATTAAAGAAATTAAATGCATTAGCGAAAAAATTAGGATTTGAATCATGAGCAAGCGCGCCAGGATAGCTTTAGATCGTAATGTCATGGAGATGCTAGAAGAATACAAAACTAAGATTCAATGGCACGCCACAAAGGGAAGGGTCCCAATGTCCTGGAATGACTTCTTCATAATCATTATCTCAGACTGGAATAGTGGCCGTTCTAAGTGTGTCTGCGGCTCATTCTATGATTGCCAGGCATGCAACACAGAAAAGACATTAGCAGCTCTTAAACTCGGCGGATACGATTAATGCATAGCAATAGAAGTCCAGGGCGTTGCATTAGATGTGAATCAGTGACCAGGTCATATATCGGAGAAAAGGATCTCTATGGCAGGGTACTGTGCAAACACTGTTCTAAAGCAGTGTAACACAAAACGCTTATATAATCAATTAAACGATATTTGCATGTGCCTGTCGGTCTGTACACTCGGAAAGGAGCCAATGGCCGTCGAATGTTCTTTCGCGACGGTAAATTAATTTCCGAAAAGTCCTATAAGGCGTCTAAAGCCCGCACAAACGGGAAGAGATCCACACGAAAGGGGCAAGTGAGGAAAACAGCCAGGCGGGCATACACCAAGAAGAAGAATAATCCAAAAAGGAGTAAATATATGAAATCAATTCCACATCCAAGTGTGACGGGCATGGCTTCGGGCCTTGCCATAGCTAGTTACCTGAACGCTGGTAAATCAGTAACAGGTTCCTTCGGTAAAACCTCAGTCACTGAGGGAGTTATCAAGGACGTAACAGACGGTCAATTAGGAACCGCATTTAACACCCTGGCAGGTAACGCGATAGATATGATCGGAACCGACGCAGGGCGTAAAACATTAGTGACTGCTTCACTCGTAGCAATAGGCGGAGCTTTTGCACGAAGGCAGTTTCCACAACTAAAACTCGGAGGAAGTAAGCTTTACTTCAGACTATAAAATGGTAACAACAATAAGTAGAACATTTGACAGCACGCCAACGGACAAGGAATATTTTTCCTTAACCGATAACATGAATTCCAGTAACCTGGGTAATATCCAGGTGCCAGGCGGAGCATCGCGCATATCCAGGGTCGATTGTGCCATGGACGGATTTAATGCAAAAGGATACCAGGTAGTATGCAGACTTCTTGGATCTGATTTTTCAGAACAGAACTTCACCATTATGGGAATAGCTGGGGATACCGCAGACGCGGCATGCGCAGTTGGTTTTCAATCTGTCCCAGTAGCGTTCGCTATTGGTAATGCAAACAACATTGATTTACAAATTGCAATTCAGATTAGCGGTGGCGGCAGTATGGCGGCAAGTTCTGGCGCTGTAACGCTCTATTTTGAATGAACCAGGCTTGAATGACTAAGAAGCAAAATTCCGCCATTTTATCAGTTGGTAAAGGTATCACCTCTGTTGGTGGCAGCATATGGGGGGGTTGGAGCGGTCTAATTATTGTAAACAGTAACACGGTAGAAATGTTGAGCTTTGTTACTCCTAAAGCAATGGTCGTTACCAACTTTCAGTATTACATCGACCATTTGACTGGAATAGATACGCATTATTCTATCGGGTGGAATCTAAAATTAAACGGAATCTCTGTTATTGAGACTCGTTGGAAAGCTACAGATACCCAACATTTTAATGATCTGGATGCTAATTCTTTTATTATTCCGTCTAACACTGAATGTATAATTGAATCATCAACCAGTCATTCAGGTGATGTAAGTACATATGCAGTTATAACCTTAAAAGAAACTGAAGCATGACCCTAGCAGCTTCTAAATCAGTCTCCAGGGCGAAAGGTGGTAATATCTATGGTTGGAGTGGAAGCAGGGCACTTAGTGCCTCTGGGGTCACTCTGTTATCTTATACGAACCCCTCCGCATTTTATTTAACCAGGGTAACTTTAGGAATTGATTGGTCGGGGATCTCCGCCACAGAAGTTCTATCATATACTATCAATGTAGACGGCACAGCCTTATTCGTTGAAAAATTCGTTGTAGATGCGGACAACCTGGGCAACCAGCCCAAAATGTTTGAATTCATGATCCCGCCAAATTCAACGGTTAAGATCCAGGCGATTCAATCTAATAATAATGGGTTTATTTCGTGTATGTTAACGGGGTATAGAGTATGAAACTGCCCGAAAGTCAAAAAGATTTTGAGGAGTTAATGAAAGGGATCAAGTGGAATAGAGTTATTCCGCCCCTGGTATCGGTTTTACAACCTGTTATAATTTTTAGTTTGTGGTTAGGGTTTGCCAAGCTGGATAAAAGAGCGGACGCAGTAGCCAAATTAATTGCCATCGCAGAACCACTTCCTTTTGATATAGATCTAAATGTTCCTCAA